TCTCCCAGATGCCGGTCCAGACATCCTTGATGCCGTTCCACATCCGGTCCCAGTCGCCCGTGAACAGACCGGCGAAGGCGTTCCAGATGCCCATGACGTACTTCGTCATGCCGCTGAAGACGTCCTTCACGGCGTTGATCACGTCGATGAACATCCCGCCGATCAGCTCACCGACGAAGGTGAACGCGGGGGCGAGGAAGTTCAGCAGCCAGTTGGCCGCCGTCGCGATGGCGTTGATCACCGGGGTCAGCGCGGCAACCAGACCCTGGATCGCGGAGATCAGGGGAGGCAGCAGCGCGGTGATGATCTGCGACACGATCTTGATCAGCGGCGTCAGGATCGCCATGACCAGGTTGATCAGCGGGGGCAGGAGCGGCGCGATGGCCGCAACGAGCTGGCCGATCACCGACCCCAGCAGAGCCAGGAGCGGAGCCAGCGCGGTGACGATCTGGAGCAGTGCCCCGCCGAGGATGTCGACCACCGGCATCAGGGGCGGCAGGATCGCGGAGAACGCGGTCGAGAGCGCACCGATGATGACGGCAGCCACCGGGCCCAGCGCGGCGAGCAGCTTGCCAGCGACCTGTGCGACCAGGCCGATGATGCTCGCAAGCGGAGCCATCGCGGGAGCCAGCGCGGAGATCGCAGCCGACATGCCGACCACCAGCGAGGTGATGCCCTGCTGGATGGCCGGGTCCGCCAGAGCGCCAGCGATAGCACCGAGGGCGGTGCCGAGCGTGGAGCCGATCAGCGGGCCGAGCGTGACGAACGTGGAGGCCAGGTTCTCGAACAGTCGCAGCAGGCCGGGGCCGGCACCCGATGCCAGGTTGCTCATCAGGGTGTGCGCCGTGCGGAACACCTCGGTGAGCGTGCTCTGGAACGCGGGGCTGTTGACCACCGCCGCGATCCGGCCGAGGGTGTCGGCGAACATGCCGAGCGACGAACCGCCGCCGGCCGCAGCCGCCTGACCGATGCCGGCGAGGATCGAGCCGAGGTTCTTGGCAACCTGGCCCAGCTCGCCCAGCGCCACGAGGGCGTTGTCGATCCAGGTCTTGAGCTGCCCGTTGCCTTCGACCTTAGTCAGCCACGCGGAGAACTGGTTGCCGATGTCGACGAACCACTGCGCCAGGCGCGGCAGGTAGCCGGCACCAACCTCGCCGAGGATCTTGATGATGTTGGCGAAGGCGTCCGTGCCGGTCTTGGCGATCTCGATCGAGGCGTTGAGGTCGGTGAACATGCCGGCCAGGGAGCCGTCGAGCGCACCCTCCATCGAGCCGGCGAGGGAAGCCATCAGGCCGCCCATCGCGGTCGCGGTCAGCGCCATGCCGGCCGAGAACTGCGGGAGCAGGGTGTCGATCAGGCTCTGGAGCGGTGCCTTGAAGACGTCCCAGAAGTTGGCCGAGATCGTGTTCTGGAGCGCCGAGAGCTGGGTCTGGACCCCCGGCATGACGGTGTTGAAGTCCTTGAGCGCGGCGACCAGGACACCGAGGCCGATCGCCATCCCGCCGAAGATCCCCGGCAGGGCCAGGGCTGCTGGCGCGATGCTGGCCAGGGAGGCGGACAGTGCAGCGAGGTTGCTGACGGCCGCGATGCCGGCACCCGCGATCCCGGCCACCGCCAGGGCGATGGAGCCGATGAGCGGTACGGCCTTGTCGAGGTTCATCAGCCGCTGGAACAGGCCGTCGAAGATGTCGTGCAGGGCACGCGCACCGGACAGTGCGGCCAGGGAGGTCGCCACCCTCGCGAGTGCAGCGTTGTTGATCTTCGGAACGATCGACACCGTGCGGGGCCGCGACACCGCAGCCAGCCGGGCGTTGATCACCGTGGTGGAACCCGTCAGCAGCTCGGGCCTGACCTGGATCTTCAGTGGACTGATGCCCTTGGCCCAGTCCTTCAGCTCCTTCTTGAGCTGGTTCATCGACGACTTGTCGATGTCGAGCTGGACCTTGAGATCCTTGATCTGGTTCTGGATCTTGGTCAGCTCGCGCTGAGTCTCGGCCCGGAACTTGCTGGTGTCGGGCATCACCTTGACGCTGACGCGCCCGATGGTGGTCCCGGTGTCGGTCATGCCTACCTCCGCTGGAACTGCTTGTAGAGATCGGCGACCGTGACAGGCTTCTTCGGCTTGGCCCCGGCCACCTTCGACTTCGACTTGGGTCGGGGGTAGGCGTCGAACTTCGGTGCCTTGCCCTTGCCCCAGTTGCCGGTAGCCCGGGTGTTGACGTTGATCGCGTCGTACACGTCGGCGAGGAGCAGGCGGTCCTGTCCCCAGCCGAAGCGGTCCCGACCGCCCGACGCGAGTGCGACGGTCAGGGAGTCATCGGGCAGCCTCTGCGCGTACGCCAGAACGAGAGCCGGCGAAGGGCCGCGCCCCTCGATCACGTCCACCAGGTCGATGCCGTAGTAGAAGCGCAGATCGGGCAGCAGCCCCTCGCCGTAGTCGTCGATCAGCCGGCAGAGGGCGAGGCTTCCCCCGAGGACGTGCCCTCCACGTACCGCTCGAAGATGGTTGCCATGACGGCCAGGTCGTCGCCGACCTCCTTGAGCAGGGCCTTGGCCTGCGGGCCGTTCTCGCACACCAGCGACAGCGCCTCACGGAGCAGCGCCTCCTGGTCCGCGCCGTCCTCGCCCAGCTTCTCCTGGACGGCGGTCAGGGCGTCCCGGTTCTTCTTGGACATGCGCAGCGGGTTGAGCAGCTTGACGACGCAGGTGGGCAGCTCGATCGGGAGCGAACCGTACTTCGCTTCGGCGGCGGCACGGATGTCATCGAGAGTGAGCGTGTTGGACATGGGGTTGCGGACCTCCAGGTAGTTGGCGCGGACCGTGAGAAGTTGGGCCCCGAGGTGGGGCCCCCGGCTGCGGAGAGGTCCGCGTTCATCCGCAGCCGGGGTAGATCACAGGATCACACCCGCTCAGGGGGTGGGCTCCTCCTCGACTTCACCCAGCGGGGTCACCGCGTAGGTGTAGCCGTTCGTGCCGTGCACCAGCGGCTTGACGCCGAGGGGCAGGCCGGCGAGCGACTCGGTGTCGCTCATCTCCATGTCGTCCGAGCGGTAGATCTCGGCCTTCGGGGCGTAGAACGCGAACACGTTCTCGCCGTCGATGAAGATGGCCAGGAAGGCGCAGGTCGTCGGGATCGGGTCGGTCGGCACACCAACCAGGCCGTTGGGCAGCTCGGGCGCGTTCGAGCCGTAGTACAGCTTGAGGCCCGCCTTGTCGAACTGCTGGAGCGTGAAGCCCAGGGTCTCCGAGCGGGTCGAGTACTTCGTCCGCAGGGTCTTGTTCTGGAGCGTGCCGATGACGGTCGCCTCGCCGCCCTCGGAGGTCACCGAGAGGATGTCCTCCAGGCTGGTGTGGCCGACCGCCTCCCAGGGGGTGCCCGGGGCGAGCAGGTCGAGCGGCAGCTCGGTGCCGGTCGGGGCGGTGAGGTAGTTGCCACTGCCGATGACGAGAGTGGCGTTGTCGTTCAGAGCCACTGATGGGTCTCCTATCAGGTGAGCGGGAAGGGGTTGTTGCGGGGCTTGCGGATCTCGACGCGGAACAACGTCTCGTATCGCCACACGCCCGTAGGCAGGTCGGCGTACTGCACTGGCCCCGTTGCCGTGGCCCAGTCCGTAGCTCGCCTGGGAGCGGAGGTCATCTTGACCCGGGTGATGCTGCCGCGACCGGGCACGACCTTGTGGTCGAGCCAGGCGTTGCGCAGGACAACGCGGACCGCCTCGCCCAGCAGGGCGGCGTCCTCGTCACCGTCGGGGTCCTCGCAGAAGGTGTGCACGACGATGTCGGCCTCGTCGGTGAAGCGGTCGTCGCCGGCCCACTCCCCGAACTGGGGCTGCCGGCGGACCAGAACCAGGGGGAACTGCTGGTCCTTGCCGATCAGGCTCTTGACCTCCACCCCGGGCAGATCCTCCCGCAGGATCGCGAGGAGCAGATCCTCCACGGGGGACAGCTCGACCAGGGCCCTGATCTCGTCAGGCAGTCCGGCCATCAGCCATCACCCCCCGAGAACCTGCCGCCCCTGCCCCGGCTCGGCCGGCGACGCACCTCGCGCTTGACCACCTTGCGGCGCTTCGGGAGGTTCGCGGCTCGGGTCAGGATGTACAGCGGCTCCATCGCGCCCCACACCTCACCGGTCTCCGGGTCGATGTAGCCGGCACGCCCGTACTCGATCGACATAGCAGCCTTCTGGCCGCGATCGTCGACGAGGATCAGGTAGCGGTCGACCTTGCCCTTGGCGGTCTCGATGTAGGCGTGCCCATCCTGCTTGTGCTCGATGAGGGAGACGGTGGCGACGGACTCCATCACGAAGACCACGTCATCCAGGAACCCCTGGACGAACGGCTCCTTGGCCAGCGCCTTCTCGACGTTCTTGTACAGCACCACGTCAGCCATCAGGGGCGCTCCCGCAGGTCGAGCGACCAGTGCCGGGTGCGCCGGGTGCCGTGGTGGTAGGCGGCCGGCGTGACGACATCCCAGACGGTGCCGAGCAGCTCGACCCGGGACCACAGGCTGACGCCCTCCAGGTCGGCATCGACGCCGATGCGGATGACGTTGATCTGCTGCTGGCCGGGGACCTCGGCGCGGGCGGAACGCTGCGGGATGACCCAGACCCGCACCTCGTGCGGATCGGTGGGCACCGCGATCTCGACGTCGTTGCCCCGGCGATCCTTGGTGGTCTCGGTCTTCCAGATGCGAGCAGGCACACCACGCCTGCGCTGGATGCTCACCAGGGGTCCACGTCGCTGGAGAACATGTGGATGGGCTCGTTGCTACCCTCGTCGGGCACCAGGCCCACGGGCCGCTGACGCTGCGGACCCCATGCGGAGACCTCCACGGAGTAGATCCGGGGTCGCCCGCCGGCCAGGCCGCGCAGCAGCTCCTGCTCGTCGCGGGTGAAGTAGACCGAGCCGGCGTTCTCGCCAGCCGCGTCGCTCCACCCGACCGTCTCGTCACCCGCGCGGGACTGCGTGTAGCCCTGCGGGTTGTCCATGTACCGCTTGCACGCCCGCAGGACCAGGGTCCGCACCATGCGAGGCGCAGAGGCTACGTCGGGCCACTCCCTGCCGTAGTGGCAGGCCAGGTCCGAAGCATCCTCCAGGGCTGCTCGTGCGATCCGCTCCTCGTCAGCGTCGAGGGTCCAGTCGAGACGGTCCTTAAGTTCATCGAGTGTTGCGAAGGCCGCCATGTCTCACTCCTCGCCAGAGAGGGGGAGAGCGGGGCCACCCCGAAGGATGACCCCGCTCACAGGATCACACCAGGTCAGCTCGCGCTGATGCCGGTGATGTTGGCCAGCTCGGCGTCGTACGCCGGGGTGAACCGGGCGTTCTCCGTGGTCCGGCCGGCGACCGGGTCCGGCAGCGAGTCCGCGCCGTTGAGGTCCAGCTTGATCGCCCGCACGAAGTGCACGTTCTGGGAGACGAACGACTGGCCCTCGGCGTCGCGGCCGACCAGCGGGTCGGTGACGTAGTCGAAGCCCTTGTACAGGTTGAAGATCGACCGGTCCTGGAACCGGGTCGAGTCGTAGTCGCGGATCCAGCGGATCGCCACGCCGTTGTGCGAGGCGGTCGAGCCGAACGGGACCGACTGCGGGACGGACGGCGCGGCGGTCAGGAAGATGAACGCCGAGTCGACCATCGCGATGGCGGTGTCGGCCGGCAGCTCCCGGGCCACGACGAAGTCGAAGCCGAACCGGCGACCGATGGTGGCCTCCCGCAGCGCGGAGACGGCCTCGGCCTCACCGACGTTGCTGGCGAGGTTGAGCTTCTCGTCCTCCAGCAGCGCAGCCTCCCAGCCGGTGCCGATCAGCATGACCCGGCGGCCCGCCGGCACCCGCAGGTCGTTCATGACCTGACGCGCCCGGATGAGGCCCGACTTGAGGGAGGTGTCCGCCACGCCGAGGGTGACCTCGAACGGCGCGTCGATCGCAGCCTGGGTGGCCTCGTACTCCAGACCCCGGCCCAGCGCCTCGGTCTGCTTGGTGGCGAGCTTGGCCCAGCCACCGAGGTCCATCTCGTTCTGCTCGTCGGTCAGCTTGACGGCCGAGTACAGGTCGCCGCCGAAGGACACGGAGACCTTGCGCTCCGCGTACTCGTCGAACACGACTTCCTGCGAGCGGTCCGCCCGCCAGCCGTACGACCGGTACGGCAGGACGCCCTCGACGACGACGTTGACGGTGTCGTCCTTCGCGCCCTTGAACTTGTCGATGCCCTCGCGCCGGAACACGGCCGGAACGATGAGCTGCTCCTCCAGAGCGACCGCCGCCGTGGCGACGATCTTCTCGGGCTTTACGATCTGGTGCTCAGCCACAGTGTCTGCCCTCCAGGGCGTGAAGAAGCCCTGAGCTGTGGGGGCTCAGGGCTCGGGGTGTTGGGAGTCAGTAGCGGGAAGCTCGCGCCCGGCGCGCTTCCTTGACGGGGTCGAACGGCTCGTCCTCGTCGGACGGGTCCAGGCCACCGCGAAGGTCGGCCGGGGCGGGGGTGACCGCGTACTTCTGGAGCGCCTTGGCGTCGGCCTCCAGCTCCTCGGCGGTCGCACCTTGCAGGCGCGCAGCGAGGTCGTCGGGCAGGTTGAACCTGCGCGCGACGTCGCTCACCAGGAGCTGTCGTTCCAGCTTCTGGTTGGTTTCCCGCAGCTCCTGGGTCGCGGCCTCGAACTCCTCCACAGTCTTCGCGTTGGAGAGCTTGGCCTCGGCCTCACGGAGGCGAGTGCGGTAGTTGGCTGCCTCGGCGTTCGCCTTGGTCAGCCGGTCCCGGGCCCACTTGGGCAGGGCGTCAGCGCCGTCGCTGTCCTTGTCGTCGTCCGGCTCGTCGGTGGTCTCCGTGCCCTCGGCCGGCGTCTCGGTCGGCTGGGTCTCGGTGGTCTCGACGACCTCGGTGGTCTCGACGGTCTCGGTGGTGTCGTTCTCAGGCACTGCGCGCCTCCTGGGCTCGGGGTTGACTCGCCTCCTGGGCGAGACGTTCTTGTTCGAGGCGGATGAAGCGCCGCCACGCGCTCACCGCCGCCTTGCCCGAGAGCCCCTTGGTGACCTGGGGCCAGAGCTTCGAGTAGCGGCGGTTCAGTTCGTAGAGGGGAGAGGACTGCCACTGCGCCTGCGTGTAGACCGGCTCGGCGTAGCAGTGACAGTTGTCGTGGTACTTGTCGCCGTCGCTGTACTCGGCGGACGCCTCGGACTTGTAGACCGGGCCACGGCTGATCAGCATCGCGCACCACCCGCAGGGGGTGCCGGTACGCGAGAGCCGGATGTAGCCGATGACCCGCCGGTCGCGGTTGGCGTAGTTCCACACCGTGCCGCGTGCACCGTCCATGACGATCCGCTCCGCAGCGGATGCCTGGCGGTTGCCGGCGGCCTTGTGCGCCTCGTCGCGCAGCCCGTCGACCTCGTTGGCCGGCTGGCTCGTGTCGATCGCGTCGACCTTCTTGGCGAGGTTCGCCGGCCCCAGTGCTTCGAGGTCGATCTCGGCTTCCTCTGCCGCGTAGCGCTCCAGGCGCTCCTCTTCGGCAGCGGAGTTTCCGTCGACCTCTTCGACCGGGATGCGGTCCTCGTCCAGGGTGGCGTCGTCGCCGTCCTGCGCCTGCTCAGCGCCCGTTGCGGGAGCGTCGGTGTCCTCGGCTGGGGTCGACTGCTCACCGCCCTCCTGGGGCGTCTGAGCCGGGTCGCCGGCCAGCTCTGCGAACTCGCTACGCAGCATCGACAGGGTCACGTACGCCGGCTCAGGCTTGAGCGGATCCGCCACGGTCCTGCCGGTACGGAGTGCTCGAACGAGCCGGTAGTACGCCATCGCCAGGGCGCGTGCCTGGCCCCTTCGGCGCATGATCAGCTTGACCGCGTCGGACAGCCATCGGCCGGCGGTCTCAGCGGTCGCGGTGGGTGGTACGCCGGACCACAGCTTGAGGGCGTCCTCGATGGTCGCGACGCCGATCTGGGTCAGGGCAACGTGGTAGGCGGCCGAAGTCTTCTCGGCCTCGGCCGCCCTCTGCTCGGGGGTCACGCAGCGGCCACCTCCACAGCGGGTGCAGGGGTGGGCCGGGCGTCAGGAGCTGCTCGCCGCAGGGAGCGGGAGATCACCAGGTCGGCGTTCTCCTCCTCGTGCAGGCGGTCCCACTCGTCCAGCTCGGACTGCTTCACCCCAGGGACTCGCGGCCACAGGCCACGCTTCGGGATGCCGAGCTGGTCGGAGAGCTTGCCCAGGCCGTCAGCCGACTGCGCCAGGGACTTCAGCTCCATGTCGCGCCAGATGACCTCAACCTCTTCGTCGGACAGGTCCGGCGTGATGCCGTCTTCCATCTCCAGGGCCAGCCGGTCGACCCGCTCCCAGCTCTCGCCGAAGCTGGTACGGAACTCCTCGACCATGCGAGACAGGGCAGTCTCGGCGGCGAGAAGCGCTTCCGCGCTCAGGTTGGCGATCTGGCCGAGCAGGTGGTGCGGCGGCGTCTGCGAGATGGCGGACAGGTGGCGGATGCTCATGTCGATGGACTCGATGAACCCGCCCAGCGGGGTCTCGTCGAGGGAGCCGAACTTGACGTTCTCGTCCTCGGCGAACAGGAACCGCTTGGCGTTGTGGTTGATGGGCAGGGCCTTGGCGTTGCCGTTGGCGTCGA